ATGTTAACAGATATAGACTTATTTTTTACAAACGCTATGGCAACTATACCACCCGCAGCTCCAGGTGGTGGTGCTGTAGCTAGTCCTGTGTTTAAAGCGGGTATACAAACCATTAAAGGAAAATTAGAAATAAACACAATGTTAAGTAATAAAGTAAAAACATCATAGGAGTTATTATGACAAAAAAAGAGTTAATGAAAATAATACAAGAAGTAGTCCGTAAGGAAGTAAAAAAAGAAGTGCAAAAGATATTTATAAAAGAAGAAACTTCACCTTTACTTCAAGACGCGGTAGTAAAAAAACCAAAACCTAAAAAAGAAGAAATTAGTTATTCATCTAATAAGACTTTAAATAAAGTTTTAAATGAAACAGTTGGACTTTCAAAAACAGATAACCAATCTGAAGAATATCCAACTATGGGAAGTGGAGTATTTGATACAAGTCGTATGAGTGAACTTATGGGTTATGGTAAACCAGAAGATGTTAAAAGAGATATGGTAGCTGTTGATACTATGAAAAAGGCGGGTGTTACTTCAGAACAAGTACCAGAACATGTAACGAACGCTTTAACAAGAGATTATTCAGACTTGATGAAAGCTATGGATAAAAAAGGAAAATAAATGTCCGCATTAGAAACTGATTTAAATCCTAATACCTATATTGGTTTATCTTTTCCATTAAGACAAGATAAGTTTAATGACTTTGCAATGACAAAGACATCATTACAACAGACACGACACAATTTAAAAAATTTATTACTAACATTTCCAGGTGAAAGAGTAGGACAACCTGAATTTGGTAGTAGATTAAGAGCGTTATGTTTTGAACAAATAGATGATGAATTACCAGCTAAACTTGAAGAAGAAGTAAAACAGGCAGTTTCAACTTGGTTACCGTATATTAATATACAAGAAGTTAATACATTAACTGAAGAACAGGATCAAAATAAAATTCATGTGGAAATAAAATTTTCTACTACATTGAATCCACAAACAACAGAATCAATAACAGTAGATGCAAGCTATACAGCAGAGCGAGTTTAGGAGTAATTAAATGGCCCGAACAAGTGTAAACAAGAATGTAGTTAAACAAGTAAATTATCTTAATAAAGATTTTAGTGATTTTAGAGATAATCTAATAGAGTTCGCTAAAGTTTATTTTCCAAATACATATAATGATTTTAATGAAGCATCACCAGGAATGATGTTCATAGAAATGGCAGCTTATGTAGGTGATGTGTTATCTTATTATATTGATTCACAATTTAGAGAATCGTTACTCGCATACGCGGAAGAAAAACGAAACGTTTATAACATAGCTCAGTCATTTGGATACAAGCCAAATGTTACGGCACCATCAAATGTTGTATTAGATGTATTCCAAACTATTCCAGCATTGAATGAGAAACCTGATGAAAGATATGCGTTAACTGTTAATGCGGGAACACAAGTTAAATCAACAAGTACCGGTACAACGTTTAGAACATTAGAAGATTGTAATTTTAAATTTTCAAGTTCCTATGACCCACGTGAAATTACAATATTCGAAAGTGATTCAGGAGCTCCTACAAAGTTTTTATTGAAAAAGAAAGTTAAAGCTGAGAGTGGGAATATAACTACAGAAACTTTTACATTTGGTACAGCAGAAAAATATAGTCAAATTAAATTATCAAATCCTAAAGTTATAGAGATAATATCTGTAACTGATAGTGACGGTAATACATGGTATGAAGTTGATTCGTTGGCCAGAGATACAGTTTTTGTTGATATGGAAAATAATTCTACTAATGACCCTACATCAGTAACTAATAAAGATACAGCTCCTTATATATTAAAATTAAATAAAACATCACGAAGATTTACAAGTTATATTGATCAAAATGATTCAACAGTTCTTAGATTTGGAGCAGGAATATCTGAGAATGCAGATGAAGAAATAATTCCGAATCCAGATATGGTTGGTTCAACTTTACCTGGCAGTCCTACTTATTTAACAACAGCTTTTGATCCAAGTAACTTTCTAAAAACTAAAGCTTTTGGATTAGCACCAGCTGCTACAACTCTTAGTGTAAGATATGCTTATGGTGGTGGTATAGATGATAATGTAAACGCTAATGATATTACAGATATATCAAGCATCACATATACAATACAAGATAGTTTGTTAACAACATCATTAGTTCAAGATGCAAAAGATTCAGTATCATTCACCAACCCAAAACCAGCTACAGGTGGATCAGCCGGTGAATCAATTAGAGAAGTTAGAGAAAACGCGCTGGCATTCTTTCAAGCTCAAAGTAGAGCTGTAACAAAAGAAGATTATATTGTAAGAGCATATTCATTACCACCCAAATATGGTAATATAGCTAAAACTCATTTAGTACAAGATGACCAATTAAATAAGTCTATAGGTACTGATGAATTAGAAAGAAAAGTAACTCAAGAAGATGTTGATAATCAAAGAACAATAAAATCATTACAAGTTAGAACACCTAATCCGTTAGCGATGAATATGTATTCTTTAGGATATGATTCAAATAAAAAGTTAACATCATTAAATCAAACAGTTAAAGAAAATTTAAAAACTTATTTATCACAATTCAGATTAGCTACAGATGCTGTTAATATTAAAGATGCTTATATAATTAATATTGCAGTTAATTTTGCTATCTTAACAAAAACAGGTTTTAATAAAAATGATGTATTGTTAAGATGTGTAGCCTCAGTTAAAGATTTTTTCGATATTGATAGATGGCAAATAGGTCAACCAATTATTATGTCTGATATAGCTTATGAATTATCTTTAGTAGATGGTGTAGCATCAGTTGTAGCTCCTACAGATAATAATCCTGAAAAATTACCTATTGTTATTGAAAACAGATATAAACCTGGAGATGGATATTCTGGTAACTACTATGATATAAGAAGTAGTTTAATTGATGGAGTTTTATATCCAGCTTTAGACCCAAGTATTTTTGAAGTTAAATATCCTAACGCCGATATTAAAGGTAAAGTTGTCGGTGATAGTTTGGGTATAACGGAGTAAGTAAATGCATTATTTTTTATTTCCAGAAAAAGATACAACTCTTTTCGAAGCCAGTTCCAGTTTGAACGCGGGTTTAGATGAAGTATTAGAAATTAGAAAAAACGTTAGTGAAACCGGAGCAACTGTAGATGTTTCTCGAATTTTAATGAAATTTGATTTAACGTATATTTCAGAATCAATTGTAAATAATAGAATAACAAATCCTAAATATTTTTTAAATTTGTATGACGCTAATCCAAAAGCATTGGCAACATCACAAAGTTTATATGCATATCCAGTTAGTGGTTCTTGGGATATGGGTACAGGTCGTTCATACGATAATCCACAAACAGCTGACGGTGCGAGTTGGAAATATAGATACGGTGATAGTAATGGTACAACGTGGTCTTCAACTGTAAGTTCTTCAGGTGGAGTTTGGTGGAGTGGAAGTGGATATGAAGCCTCACATTCTTTTGACCATAATACTAAAGATATGAGAATGAATGTTACACTACTTGTAAATCAATGGTTAAGTGGTTCAATTGTAAATGATGGTTTTATGATTAAACGAAGTGGTAGTATAGGAAATACTGATCCGTCAGCTTCAGAAGGTAGTACAGCTCGATTAGGTAGTTTTGCATTCTTTTCATCTAACACTAATACAATATATCCACCTACATTAGAAGTTGTTTGGGATGATTCTAAATGGTCAACGGGATCATT